GTAGGTTTTTTAAAACTGTAATCTGGTTGGGTGTCTTTGGTCTTCTGGTTAGGGAACGCCACGACTTTAAACTGTTGTCCGTTGATTTTAACAATACCACTTAGATATTGTTTGCCGTTTTTACTTGTTCGGCTCCAAAGTGCCAATTCGTCTGCTTCTGGTAATTGATTGTTCATCTTATTTATACTTAATTATTACTAATACATAGGTTATCACTAGTCCCACAAATACTACTAGTGGCGGGGTTATTAAATTATCCATAATATTTCAAAAATAAATTCTTAATTTTTCTTCCTGTTGTTTCGGAAGTTAGGTAGCTCTCCTTTTTATTTAAAATAGCAAGGATTTGAGCCCCTGATAGTAAGTTCACATCGACCTGCTTATGAACTTTTTTTAATTTAGCGAACTCTTTTCGGTATCTGATTTTGTCTAACATATTTGTGTTTAATTATTACTTATTTAGTGTATCATCTTGGCGGAAATTGTCAAGTCTTTTTTGTGCTTCTTCTTGTTTCCCTGAGTAAAAAGCACTGATTATAAGGCTCTCAAATTTTTCATAGTCTGCCCCCTCCTCGTGGACTACTTTCCAATATTCATCTATAATTTTTTCTAACATTTGTTTAGTCTTAAGTCTTCGCATTGTTGCTCGTGCATTTCATCGACCTGGGTATTAAAATGCGTCCTATTTTCTCGCTTTTCTTGAGCGTCTAAAACCTTGATTTGCTCCTTTACTTGTGCTAATATACTACCAAACATACTTCTATGTTTTGCGTCTAGCACTCCGTCAAGTTTTTCCTCGCACATTTCTTTGATTAGATTTAGTTGTTGTGAGTTCATTTTATTTAATTAAATTATTACAAGCCCCTCCCTTTTAATAAATCTTTTTTATGTATCTTTATGTGTTCTGCTCTGTCAACTAATATCAAGTTTCCTAAAGAATTATCTGTTTTTATTCCATTTAAGTGGTGAACTATTTCCGTGGGCTTTAATTCCCTGCCTAAAGCCTCTTCTAATATTAACCTATGCTCCCTTTTCTTTTTCCCACTTGTCTCGACAATGTTTTCTATTATTATGTAGCCCTCTTTGTTTATTGTTTTTCCTCCTTTCCAGCAGGGGTGATTTTTTCCTCTCATTTCTACTCTAATTTTTCCCTTGCTTGGGTGTTTCTTGCCGAACATTGGATTTCCTTCCCCTTTGTATTTTTCTGACATTGCTTTTTTTCTGCTTTCTGTCCATTCTGCTACATAGCCCCTTTTTTTAACACTTTCCTCAAAACAACTACTTGAACAAAATTTCCTGTATTTTTTACTTGGCAATACTTTAAAAGTTTTACTGCAAAAATTACAAGTTAATTCTAACCTTTTTTTTATTTTCCCCTTATTCATACACTCATATGAGCAGTATTTCCCTTTTGAATTGTGCAAAGGTTCGAACTCTTTACCGCAAATTAAGCATTTTTTCATTGTATTTTTTAATTGTTATATAATGATTATAGCACTTAATTTGAAATAGTCAATAGTTTATCAAGCGACATTATTTATTCCAACAAGTTTTACTAGCTCCCCACTTACCCCATTTAGATTTAACCCCTTGTTTGTTAGTATAGTTATAATCTTTAATCATTTTCTCAATACTACAACTCAATGAATAAGCACACTCATCACTGATATGTCCATTCCATTTCCTTGAATATTGGGCGAAACCTCTGTCATAGCTTTCGTTGATTGGATTAATAGAATAGTTTTTATAATCACCATCAACAATCTCGTGAACCCTTAAAGAACTTTCACATTTTAAAACTTTAACAAGCTCATCGCATTTATTAAATCCTTGTTTTTCGCATAAACTAAACGCCTCTTGCTCTACTGGCTTTAATTCCTCGGAGGAAGAAGGAGATACAAACTCCTCCTTCCATCGGGGCATATCATCAGAGGAAGCCGGAACTGCCTCAGCGACCTCTTTAATCTCTTCTGTATTTGCCTCTTCTAATTGCTTGTTATTTGCCCCGTCAGTCGTTTCTAGCTCGAAAGTGGGCTCATATATCCATTCTGGGATATAATACTCCTCTAAGCCGAATTTACGCTCAATTACATCTAATCCCGGTTTGATTTCTTCTTTCCAATCTTTAAACTCTGCAAAAGCAAAATTATAAATTAGAAAGTTAGCGTAGATTAGAGTGAAATATAGGATTATTTTTTTTTCTGTTTTTTTTGTCATAATATTGATTAATTATATGCTAATTGCCGAGTTCGTTTGTAACGCAACTACTGGCTTCTTAGCTTGTGATATAAGTATAACAGATTGACGGAAATTGTCAAGTCTTTGTTCAAAATCGACAAGGAGATGGCTTATCTAAGCGATATTCTCTTGACTCGAAACTCACTTTGTGCTAAACTTATAGGGAGGAAGATATAAAAATAGTAGTGTTCTTTGTCAGCTTGGTTGTGTCGAGCAATCGACAGCCTACCTTCAAGTTAGGTTTCCGAGCAGTCGAGCTGACAAAAAACATTATCTATACAAGCAACATCTAAAATGCGGAAATGCTGATGGCGTAAGACTTGTAGTTCATAAACGAAAGTTTTGTGGGTATCCACTAGTTGGTAACCAGACCACAAATCTTCAAGCAAAACTCGTTCCAAATTAAGACTGCGAGTATAAAAGAGTTTAAAGGCGATATTGCAATAGGTGTGCCTCAATATCAAGGAACAACTTTTAAACAAGCGACCGCAAATTCTCAAGAAACCTCAAAAGGACCGCAGAGAAACCTACAAAAGACTTGAAGAAAAATCCACAAAATTAGTACAAAAAACTTGAAAAATGTTCATTGGTGTCTCTATATTCCTAAAAGTCCCGCAGAAGGCTCAAACAATTTTTATATATTGAGGTTAAAGTTAAAAAAGATTCTGGCAAAAAAAATATTCATCGAAACAATACAGGAGGGGAATAAAAGAAAAGATAAACTTGGACAAATAACTTTATGGAGGTAAAAAGATTTGAAGTAGAATACTTTGACGACAACACAAAAGAATTCTGGTTTGACCGCCAATACTCCGCTAAGATCGGCAACATAACTATTAGTTCAGAAGACGAACAAGAACTTAGAGATTTTATAGAGCAATTAGAGATTAAAATATACCTATGACAGCAGGGCGACCATTAAAATTTAAATCAGCAGAAGAACTTCAAAAACTAATTGATGAATATTTCGACAACGAATGCAAGACAGTAGTTATTAAAGACGAGGAAGGAAAAGCAGTGGTTGACAAAAGGGGACGACCAATTTTTGAAATAAACCCTCCAACAGTCTCAGGGTTGGCAAGATACTTAGGTTTTGAGAGCAGACAATCTATGTATGACTATAAAGAAAGAGATAAATTTTCTTACACAATAAAAGAAACAACACTAAGAATTGAGGAATTTGCAGAGAAACAATTATTTGTTGGAAACCCAACTGGAGCTATTTTTTGGTTAAAAAATAAAGGATGGAAAGATAAAACAGAATCAGATATAACTAGCGGTGGTGATAAAATAAACGTAGGCATAATAAACTATGGAGATAACAATACCAAATAATTTTACTCCTAGAGAATATCAAATACCAATTTTTAAGGCGTTTGATAACGGTAAAAAAAGAATTATCCAAGTTTGGCACCGAAGAGCAGGGAAAGAAAAGACTGATATAAATATAGTAGCAAGAGAGCTATTTAGAAAGGTTGGAGCATATTATTATGTTTTTCCAACATATAACCAAGGAAAAAAGATTTTGTGGAACGGGGCTGACAAAGATGGAATGAGATTCTTAGACCATTTCCCAGAAGAGCTAAGGAATAGGACAGTCGGGAATGAGATGTTTATAGAATTTAAAAACGGCAGTACATTTCAAGTTATAGGTTCTGATAACATTGATTCTATAGTTGGAACTAATCCAAGAGGGGTAGTATTCTCTGAATATAGTTTACAAGACCCAAAAGCTTGGGATTACGTTAGACCAATATTAGCTGAGAACGAAGGCTGGGCGATTTTTAATTTTACACCAAGAGGAGAGAACCACGCAAAAGATTTACTAGACTATGCTTTATCAGATAAAGAAAATTGGTTTGTTTCTAATTTAACAGTAGACGACACTAAAGCAATATCTAAAAAAATATTAGAACAAGAAAGAAGAGAAATAAAAGCTAAAAACGGAGACGACAGTATATATCAACAAGAATACTACAATAGTTTCTCAGCTTCATTACAGGGAAGTTATTATGGAAAGATTATAGAGAAGATGGAAGGCAACGGAAAGATAACTCAAGTACCTTATGAAGAGAATTTATTAGTTGATACCTGGTGGGATTTAGGGATAAACGACTCAATGGCTGTAGGTTTCTTCCAGAAGCACGGATTACAATGGAGACTAATTGATTATATAGAAGGAAGTGGAGAGGGCTTACGATACTACAGAGACTTATTAGAAGAGAAAGGGTATTCTTATGGAAAGCATTATGCACCTCACGATATAGTAGTTAAAGAATTAGGAACAGGCAAATCAAGACTTGAAACAGCGAAAGATTTAGGACTGAAATTTGAAATAATACAAGAAAAAGATAAAATTAAATCAGCAGTTCCGAATATACCAATACAAGATGGTATTCAAGCATTGAGAGGAAGGCTACCAAGTCTATTGATTGATGAAAATAATTGTTCAAGAGTTATAAAGTCTTTAAAAAATTATCATAAAGACTACGACGAAGTTAATAAAGTTTACAGAAACAACCCTAAGCACGATTGGAGTTCTCATTGTGCTGATATGATGAGGTATTGGGCAGTGACAGGAGAAATAAAACCAGTTGAAAGACCACAATACAAATTTAAAATAAATAACTATGGCTAAAAGCGAAATAGAACAATTTATAGCAGATAACGAGAATATGGATGTAGAAGTTTCTCCCGGAGTTTCTTACAGTTTGAGAGATATTATCAACAACAACTATAGATTGTTCAATGCTCAATTTCAATCAGGTGAGTATGAAGAAAACGGGTTCAAAAGAATCTTTATGCGTAAGATGTGGGTAGTATACAGAACCTTAATACAGGGTTCTGATTTAGATCTTAAAAACCTTAATGTTCGTTCAACTAACGGAATCAAACAAAGACTAACAGGAATAATGAGACAAATGTTTGTCTCTCACTTGTCCCGGAACTTCTTTGGGGAATACATTGACGAGAATATGGCTTTTATGTGTTGGCACGGTTCATCTATCACCAAGAGAGTT